CCTTCCCTATAGCTGTCTTCATCAGACCAAATACCATTGGGGTCGTTTGCTATAAGGAGCTGAATACACGCGAGTCGTCGGTGTTCGTAGATGTCCATTGCTTTATCCTTTCCTAAGTGTTTCCGATGGGTTGCCGCCCCATACTACCATTGTATTATACATCGGCGATATGTCAACTGCTTTCAGTAGAAAAGGAAAGATTTAGTGGTGGTGTGTCCCCTGAATAGGTGTCGGTGGTGATTGAGGAAGTTTCACAAACAATTGAAAATCGAAAGGGGGTAGGCGATACATACCCATACCACACCCTTACTGCGAACCCATTCTCAATGCGGGAGACGAGGCACGAGGCCCCGCCCCATAAGGATCAGCGAGGAACACCACCCAGGACCCCCCACAGAGACACCACACCCCCCACCCCTCTTCAGACAGCTCCACAGAGGGTGCCACAGAGGCTTCCGAGGAGGGGGTACCGGGGGGACGAGGGGGAGGGGAGTTCAGATATATCCCACCGCGAATTTCTGGGGTCATTTTCACACCCCTCCGCTGTGGGGTCCTTAGAGCCTCTGAAGACCTCAGACGACTCTCCATACCTTTTCGTTCTTCAAACGCCTCCTAGGTACCGCCAAATGGCTCACAGAGGACGCTACACATCTGTACGCTCTGGGTTTATTCTCTTCTTCGAGCATCTGGTGCAGACACCACCACGGCTGCTCTTCGGAATCTCCACAGAGACACCACAGTCTGTACACGGTACTTCTGTCCACGGGACGCCACGGTAGTCCCACGCACATCGCTCAGAACAGAATGTGTGATTGTTGTGGTATTGGGTGAACTCCTCCCCACACTGCCGACAGTCGCAAGTCAATCCCTGGACATGGTGATGCTTGCGTGGGTTCGGCACGACACCCTGCTTATTCGTGATCTTCTTGGTAAACGCCATACTTCTCCTTCCCATTGTTACTAGGCGTATTCCCCCCTACCGCAGAGACACCACACTCCTCCGCCGTAGGCGGGGATGTCTGTGGGCGTACTGCGAGATAGACGAGGACAGAGAGATTTTACCATACAGTAAAAATCTCCCCTCATTAGGGGTATACTGTAGTGGTCCCTCTTCAGACACTCTTAGGAGTACTCTTCAGAGAACTCTTCAGATATACTTATTCAGAGTCTTATTCTGATTATTTTGTATATTGGGGATATACAATTTTGGATCTCAACTTCAGACACCTCTTCAGTATTACCTAGGAGGGCTATTCCATCTCCCCTAGTAGTGGTCATTTTGCGACATCGTTTGTAACTCGCTGATATCGCTGTACTTATGAGACTACCTAAAACAGCCCTAATTCTGTAATTCCTTACAGTTTTACAGTAAAGATTTATTGTTCTTAGTACTTGACACTCAGTCTCGTTTAGGAGATACTTCAGCCATGAAGAACACATCTGTAGGACAATTCATCCGTGCTCTGCGTCTCCAACGAGGGATCACGCAGGAGATACTGGCTGGTCGTGCGGATGTCGCCGCAGCCTCCCTGTCGTCTATCGAGTTGGATAAACATCAGGCACAGGAGGCCACAGCAGCCCGTATTCTGGATGTCCTCCGTGCTCACAAGGAGATGACTCGGAGTGAGCAGGAGTTCGCTAAGGTGAGAATGAGGCTCCCAGAAGACTACTCCTGGGAGGCTCCGAATGTGGCCTGTATGCTCTCATGGGATCACATCGAGAGTAACAAGGCGAAGGGGTATTCTTACTGGATCAACCACTGCGTCCGTGAGATGACCCTACAGCTGGGGCAGGAGGCAATGTTAGACACCCTCCTCATCACCGCTAAGGCTAAGGGACTCATCATCCCCGAGAACCCCAGCATGTGAGGATGCTTCTACCTGTCTGAGCACACAACTCATAAAGTCTGGTGCTGCGGTAAGTTGGTATATGTTGGCTCTGTTGAGGACGACGGTGTTGCTGCCTTGGGGTATGCACACCCACTCCTCATCAGGTCTCATCACAATCTGTACCACAATATCCATAATATATCCTTCCTGCAAATGGATAACTAGCGTCGTCGTCTCCTAAATCTGGACGACTTGCTTCCTCTACTTCTGAGCATAGAGGGTGCTCTTGTTTGCGTGGAGCGGAGTCCTGCTTCGCCTAGGAACTCGTTAAGCAGTTCTAGGCGTTCTCTCTCCTCCGCTTCCTGCATAAGTATATCAGGATCTAGTACTAAATGCTCGCGTAACACACCAACAACTCCGGCTAGTGCTTCTACACGGTCATCATGCTTCAGACACCCACGCTCTCTCTGCATACGGGTGACCTGCTGCATAAGTTCCTGATCTCTTGCTACTCGTTCATCAAGAACCACCCGGTGACTGTTCATAGCAGGTTCCAGGGTCTCGATGATGCGGATCTCCTTCTGGCCAGTATTGTGCACAGGGAAGACTTCTATCTTCAGACCTGTACGCAGAAGCATACCACGAAGTTTATCTATATACATGGAGCCGTCTTTACCACCGCCCCAGTTAGACTCTACATGGATCTCCTTCACATCCTGCTCTATCGCAGTGGTGATGAGTTTCATCATGGTCGCGTCATCGTACCCACCCTTCATACCACCACCTGCGGTGATAAAGATGTGAGCGTTGAGCGTCTTCCCTACATAGTACCCCACCTCGTCAGCACCCATACCTGCTGGGTCCACATACATGATGGAGCGTTCGTAGGGTGCGTACTCCTCATCTACATGGATGGGCCAGTAGAACTGGTCATTACCCATACCAACGCTGGGGATCTCCCGTGCTGGCTTGGTCTTACCGTGGAGGAGTCTGCGGGGGGCCATAGCCCCGTCTACATTCCAGACGATGAAGTCACGGAGTTTCAGGGGGTAGCGAGTCTCATCCGCTGCTGCCGGGTCCAGAAGCATCTGGAGGCTGTAGCGGGAGAGGCCCTGCTGTGCTCTCTTCTCCAGCAGTTCTGCACGCCCGAACTTCTCAGGCATGACTGGATCGCCGGGCTGTGAGCGTGTTCTCTGCATCTCCTTGAAGACGAACTCAGGCACATGCTTGCTGTCCTTGTCGTTCTTCGGATCTGGATATTCTGCGGGAACTCGGGTGATGATGTACTTCTCAGGAAGTCCGAAGTACACAGAGTCTTCCGTCTGAGGTGTTCCTACGCCGAGGATCTCACCTCCTGGGTTGATGATGTCTTCCAGTTCCCTGAAGACTTCCTTGATCTTCTCCCGTGCTTCTACGGTGACTGAGTTCTGAGGGATCTCGATATCGTCTGGGATAGCCCAGTCAACATGGTTCCCTGTGATCTGAGATCCAACACCGTAAGCAACCACAGAGGGCTGTGTGTCGCTCTTATCTTGACGACACCCTACCGTGAACCTCTTACGCCCAGCAAGATCATCCATGCTAGGTACGAGGTGGGAGAGGAAGTCATAGGTCTTGATGGTTCTGAGCATGGCTGATACAATGTCGATAGACCGCTGCTCTCTGGCTGATAGAATCATCCCGGTGGAATCAGGTTCCCGGTACAACTTCCACACCCCGTAGGATGCATTCATCTCAGTCTTACCCTCCCCTCGGAATGCAAGGAGCACTCGTCGGAGATTGGGACTCATGTAGAAGTTTCTGGCAATCTGAACTTGGATCGGGAACGGCTCCATCTTCCGAGGTTCCCAGAGCATTCTGAGGAAGATTTCATAGTCGTCAGCCATCTCTTGGATGATTGGCCGCATAGCGTCCTCTCTGACGCCGAATTCTAGGCGTTCTAGGCGTTTCAAGTAGTAAAAGGTATCTGAGGTCGGTTAGGGCCTCAAATGCCTGTAGCGTCCCCTGAGAGGCTCCTGAGAGACCTCCCCTAAACTGGGGGCTTATTTGTTGAGTTGTGCTGCGAGTTCTGCTGCACGCTTGGCAGCGGGATCGTCGGAGGGGATGCCCTCAGTTCTGAAGGGCTTTACATCCACCTTGTCGAGGAACTTCACGATCTCCCCAACGATCTTGGACTCCAGTTCAGAGTGCTCATCTTCTAGGAGGATGGTGAATCTCTTGACTGCTGCCCAGTACAGACGGTCCTCGGTGTAGTTAGGGTCTCTCATTACTTCCTGCTTGTGTATTTAGTAGTAACTTTCGTTCACTTTCTAGGGTGTCCATCCTTGACTTCAGCAGTTCTATCTCGAAGGTGAAGTAGTCAAGGCGTGCTTGGATGGTGGTGAGGCTTTCCTTCTGGTCGTCTGAGGCGGATGCCACCTTCTCGAAACCCTCCTTCAGCACTGTGGAGAGTTCTGAGAGGGAGTTCTTCAGTGTGCCGACATCGTTCTGGATGACTGCTTGGTTGGTGACGATCTTCTGCCACTCACCACCGGGACCGAAGACCTGGTTCTGGAGTGCTGATGCCCCACCGCCGACGATGCCAGCGGAGAGGAGCACGAGGAAGATACCTTTGTTCGTGTTAAGGTCTATAGATCCAGCCATTACAGCGTGTCACACACCGGGAGGTAGGCGAGGTAGTTGGCGTAGTGTTGGTCGATGCACGCCTGCACCTCCTGCTGTGTACCCCCGGATTGGATACACTGCTTCGCGTGGTTGAGGAACTCAGCGTACTTGTCTACATAGCATTCGTACTGAGCAAGGGTGTACGGTTCTTCGGGAAGTCTCCCCGGAGGGATGGTCCATTCAGCCATTCTTGATTTCCTTTGCTCTCTCCTGTCCGTAGTTGAATGAGTCTTCCTTCTCCTTAGCGAGGGTCTGCTGAGACACATCACCGGGACGACGGAAGAACAATCCAGCACCGAAGAGGGCCGCAGTGATCGCCCCGCTTGCGGGGTTCAGTCCGTATGCGGTGAGTGCTTCGGGGGAGGTGAGTTGTGAGAACACACCCGCCCACTGTGCAGCCTTGTCCTCTGCCTCTTGGATGTTGGCAGCCCATGACTCCATGAACGCATTCTCCTGTCGGACATAGGCGTTGTAGGCACGGATGCTCTCGTCCAACTTCATATCGGTATCCAGGTTCCGAGCCTCTGCTCCCTGCGGGGGAGGTGCGTCGATGATCTGGCCGATGCATCCGGGGAGGACGGTGCCAACGATGAAGATGATGAAGATAGCGATCCAGCCCTTAAGACTTACTCTGGTGATAATGTTTTCCATGTTTCTACTTCCTTATTCAGGTGCGGTCACAGGACCACCAATAGGTGTTCCACCTGATCCGCCGTTAGGTCCAGTACCGCCTGATGCGGCATCGAGTATGTATATTGAGTCTCTAATCATTACAGAAGCTCACAGTGAAAGGTGAATACGAGATAGTCTGTATTAGCTCCGACGCTATCCAGATAGATCTCGAAGGTGTCTTCCGCCGCAAACTGGTTTCCAGATGTGCCGGGTGTTCCGGTTGTCTTCGTCACCTGCGAATCTACGGTGGAGAGGTTTTCGTATTCAGATATGGGCGAACCGTTCTTCAGAACATCGAACTGGCTTGTGGCTGATCCGGAGGAAACTCTGTGGTTATAACTCACAGAGATGATTTCAAATGGGTTGAGCACATCATTAGATATTGTGTGGGTCTCCCCAGTAGTCGGGGAGCCGATTTCTCGTGTGAACTCAAAGGTGTTGAGATTGCTCTCCACCATTTCATTAGATACTGTGGTAGTCATCAGACCTCCTGAACAGTAAAGGTGAGTAGGTTGTTTGTCCCGCTGGACCCAACGATGTTGAGTTCCGCATCAGGCTCCAGGAAGACGCTGAAGTGGGTACGGGTGTTGGCACTCCCGCTACCACCGAACTGTCCGAAGGTGATCGCACTCTCCCCGTCTTGGGTGATCGTGCATGAACCACCGCCATTCTGAGACTGGACTGTGAAGGTCACGAACTCAGTATTGGAACCATCGTTGGTGTAGGTGACGGTGCCCGAGCCGAAGGAACCCTTCAGCGTGTCTGGGTCATCCGTAGTGGATATGTCCGTACGAGTGGAGGGACCTGTGGCGGTGAGGTTGCTGAAGGTGGCTACCTGTGCTGTGCCCTCCCCATCAGTGTTGAACACAATGAAGCGGTTCGCGACACCAGACCCTGCATCCAGCTTGTCCACATCCACAGAGTTATCTACGAGGGCATCACCATCCACAGTACCATCCTCTAGGGAGGCACCGTCTAGGGTGTTGTCGATAATCACAGAACCATCTAGGGATGCTGCTGCATATGTAGTCGTGACTACACCTGGGATGCTGGTGAAGCCAATGTTGTTGGTGCCTGTGGGAGGCGGTGTGGTGAAGGTGACTGTGGGTACGCTCGATGAGTTCAGAGCGTAGGTGTAGTCTGCGGTGGGTCGCTGCTTCACCCCGTCTATATGCACCAGCAACTTCTCCGCATTCACATCTGTAGTGGGGAAGTCTGGTAGGTAGAACAAAGTCTCACTATCATCGCCGCTCTGCTCATCATAAATACCGTCACCCACCTCCATAGGGTCCCCACCGCTGATGAGGGCAGTGACCTGTCCGAGGGTGGGTAGGTCTGTAGACTGGGTAGCGTTAGCGAAGTTACACGCACGCTTACCGTCCCCGTCCCAGCAGTTCGGGAGTACAGAGGTGTCCAGACGGATTGTGTTTAGCGTCTGGTTCTTGATCTCCTGAAGGGCGTGGAGGAGTTGGGTGTTGGCTGTGTTGAGGTCGTCCTTCTCCAGCAGAGCGTTGTTGGCGAAGGTGATGAGGGCATCGTCCACATCCGTATCTCTCTCAATGTAGATGATGTCTCCCACAGTGAGTGTGGGGATGAGCGTCACCTTATCGTTGTCGGAGTCTACGGTGTAGTCTGTGGTGATGGTGAGGGTGGTGCCATTACGCTTGACGATGAGTTGGTCTGCCTCCGGTAGGAGGGAGGAGTTCAGCATGGTAATGGCTGCGTAGGAGAACTCCGGGGTGCTGACATGCCCTGAGTTCACGGTGTAGGTTACTGAGGTGGTCGCCATGTCAGGTTCCCATGTTTGTTGTTTGTGTAAAGAAAAACCCCTCCAGGGCTTTCACCGAGGAGGGGCGTGTGGTAGAATGTGTAGATGTACTACAAGAAAGATGAAGAAGATCCTATTTGGAAGAAGATGCTCATCGCATGTGTTCTTGCCTTGCTTGTCCCCCTCGTCGGAGGACTACTCTTCAGAGGGATCTTTGGATGATGCTTCGATAATCATCTGACCCACAGGGGAGCCAATTGCTGGGAACAGGCGAAGAGAGTTCTTCAACTTCTGTGTGTTTACTTCCTTACCGTTCGCGATGTCGTTGAGCGTACCGAGACCACCGTTAATAGTTCTCTCTAGGTAGGAGACTGCTGGGGCACTTCCTGTAAGGTGTGCTTGGTCCCCTGTGAGTAGTGATATGAGTGGGGCGGTAACGAACGGACTCCACGCTCCAGCAAACGGAATTCGAGAAGCTACCTGAGCAGACTTCTCTGCGAAGTTCTCTTCCCAGTCAGCCAGAGCGTCATCGGGGGATACACCCCTGTATGCAACATCACGCATCATCGCAGCCATAATCTCACCCGCTAAGTAGAGACCGAGATATCCGGCGATGATTTGATTGGGGCTTTCAGACTCTCTGCGTAGGAATGCGTTGAACCAACTAGATGGGTAGGAGAGGAACTGAAGAGCCATAGAGCCGATGATATCGTTGTCCGGTAGGGATGTTCCTGATGTCCGTGTGACGATGATCCGGTCTGTTTTCTCTCTAGCCATTTGAGCGATGTTGTCACCGAGATCCAGAGCACGGGTTCTGAGTTCAGGGTCCTCGATCTGCCCTGCGATCTTCTTAAGATTCATAGGGTGAAGGAGGGCTTCTTTATCCATCCCGTGAAGGGCACGGAGTACCTGTTCAGCCTCAGGAGTATGAAGTCCCATACGGACCACATCTCTTGCGAGAGCAACATCCCCACCGAATCCAGCACTACGAGCCGCTGCTGCGAATGTCTTAGGATCTGAAGGGTCTACGCCTCGGAGGTGGTGTAGTTTGTCAATGTTCTTGATAAGTCTCGTACCGTACTTATGGTGGTGCGAGGCATACACAAGACGCTTGAGTCGCTGTGTGGCAAATGCCTCACCGAATACTTTGCGGGATGTGTGCTTCCACCAACGAGCACCCTTACCGATAGACCCCACAGGGTCCACTGTCTCGCTACCGAAGAACCTGCCACCATTCCCATACTCCAACTCATGAGCGTATCCGAAAGATATGAGATCCTGTTTAGAGACCTCACCATTGAATATCTCACGCATATGTCTGAATAGGATTCTTCGCTCAGACTTGCTGAAGAGCCTTGGTATGATGGCCTGGAGTATTTCGGGTGTCATAGAGATCAGGATGCCCTGGTTAATGGCAGCCGCAGTGAGGTCTACAAGAGGTTGGATCACCTTCTCCAGACCTGTTGCTGCATGGGTCCTGTGGTGTAGCGTGCGGTCACGCATCACGGTGAGGTTATTCACCGCTTCAAGAATGATCGCCTTGTTCGGATCAGCCGAATCCATCGCCTCGGCTCTTGACTTGAGAATATCAATCGCATCCGTAAGTCGGACAGCCTCACCGAAGATTTCTGTGGCGGTCTCCTGCTCGGCGATGTACGCACCCATACCTCTTTCGTATTCATGGATGACCTGCTCAGTATCAGTCAGAACTACGCCGAGTTCCAGAACATCATCCTGAAGCCAGAACTCCTGCTCAATCGCACGAGTGGCTCTGTTGTCTGTTCTGTAGATAGCAGGTCTGTTCTCGCTGCGGGCTACCGGGTCTTCGGGAGAGAGTCGGTCTCTGCCGATTCGTCTTGCTATTGCATAGTGTGCTTGGGCCTCAAGAGCGTTGTCCAACTCTGCAAGGTACTTAGCAGCGTCAGCATCGTTCAGGTCCGCGAGGGTGCCGGGCACTTCCCCGTATCTCTTGGTTCCCTCTACGAGGTTGCCGGAGGAGTCTATGATACCTATGTTCTTTAGTGTTCCTAGGTGGAGAGGCGATTCCATGTCGGTAGGGTCATACCTACGCTCTTTCCACCACGATGCTAACTTCTTCGCTAGTTTGTTATGGGTGGTTGCATCCATCTTCTCATTCAGAGAGATGTTGATATATCCCTTTAGTTTCTCTCTGAGAGATCCGTTGTTGATCGCACGATCACCCATCCGTTCGTAGTATTCGTCAAAGTGCTTGAAGAGTTCCTTGGCCTCGTCAGAGACATCGCTCAGACTCTTCACCCCAGACCGAACCTGCATGACCTCAGCACCAATAGCAGCACGCTGCTCTGGAGTCTTGTCACGCATAATCCTACGGTATGCATTGGTGTGTCCTGCTCGCATGATAGTCTGTCTGATGATGTTCTCGTGAACACTCACCACAGACGACCCATCCGGGGACCCGAAGTACTGGTCAGATACACGAGGGTCATACGCTGCGTACAGACGAGTAATCATCTGAGCAAGGGGATTATTCTCAATACCCTTCAGTTTCCTTGTTTGGTTCGCCAATGTACCGAGAGCACCGACACGCTCCAACCACCCAAACAGAGATGAGGTGGCCTTCTGGATACGCCCGTTGCGGTGCTCGGGAACTTCCGAAGCCGCAGCAGCAATGAGTGCTTCTGTGCGTGAGCGTCTATCTTTCTGACTGAAGTAGATGTCTGTGAGTGGTAGGTCATTCAGAAGGACGCGGAGGCGATTCTGTTCTGGGTTGTCCTCGTTAAAGTGGAACTTGCTGACAGCCTCGGAACGCTCTATCTCAAGTTGCCTCTGTGCTCGGACGGTCTTCTTCAGAGCACGCTCAGCCTTGGCGATCTCCTTCTCCGGTGCTGCGGAGTCTGTGAGTCTTCGGATCTCCTCTCGGAGTTCCCTGATCCTCTCAGCATTCTTTCTGAACTCAATACCGATACGATGAAGTCTCGGTGCTTGAGCATCCGGATTCTTATCATCCAGGGGAAGGCCTCGGAGGAATCTTCGTGTTTCCTCATAGGTTGGTGTGGAGGTGAAGTGGGTGATGAGTTCTTCTGCAGTGAACTCTTGCCCTGTGTCTGTGTTGACATAGGTGCCGTCATCAGTCTTCTCTAGAGCCACCAGATCACGAACAAGATTGTCGTAATCCTCACTGCTATACGCGGCTCTTCCCCACTTCTCCGCAACATCCATAATGTCCATCTCAACAAGGTCTGCACGAACCTCATCTACGAGAGATCCTTTGCGTGCCTTATTGCGTATACGCTCCGCCATTACAGAGGTGGGCGACTGGTTAATCACATCCGCCTCGGTCGGCACCTTAGGCTTACGACCTTGAGCAAACGCCCCAAGACTTGCAAAGAACATACCAATGGTGGCGGACATACCAGACCTGAGGAAGTCGTACTGGAATCGCGTGGGATCGCCAAGGTCCTCCAGTCTGGACTTGTGTTCGTAGTATTGGGCAACGAAGTCAAACCCTACAGCTTGTGTCCCGCCTGAGATAGAGGCGAGGGTGTAGGCAGCGACACGGCTCCCTTCACTGTAGTTCTTGATGACTTGGGGGAGGAAGTCAATACCACCTCCTGAGGCCTGCTTGAATACGGTAGATGCCGCAGCCCTGAACCCATCGTCAGCGAGGGCCTTGGCGGCGTTCTTGCTCACGGCAGATACAGAGGCTCTTGCGGTGCCTGCTGCTGCACCCTTCACAAGAGCACCTGTACCAAAGGTGATGAGTGTGGTTGGGTCTGTGACAATATCCAGACCAAAGTTAGTCACACCAGTAACACCGGCGAAGAACGGACGCTCCTCATTGTACCGGACAATTTTCTGCCTGAGGTCTATACGACGCTGTATGTTGTTGAAGCGTTCGTAAGCCTCCTCGTGGGTTTCAACATCTCTGAAGTTCTTAGCACTGTACCCCTGCATCTCCAAGACAGTCTGGACGCCTGGGTCCATAGCAAAGAAGAAATCCTCCCCTCGGAGTTCTGATGCAGGCTTAAGGGAACCATCCTTTAGGATGACCGACCCGCCTGATCTCCTAAGGGGGATTGGGTCTGTAGGTGTCGGGAAGAAGTTTCTGGAGAGTACGCCAGCACCGCTGTTCAGTAGGAATCCTGCACCATCCCCAAGTACAATAGAGTTCTCGGCAGACTTCGCAAAGAGGTTCTGGACAATGTTTGTTGAAGGTGGTGCGAAAGAAGCCTGACCCTCAATAAGATATCTTGGAGCCAGACTGGTATCAAACGCCTCTTTTCTGAAGAAGCGTTCCATCTCAACCTCTATGGGAGTGCTGAGGGTATTTGGTCTGACAAATCTAGACATTGTGTTTTCCTATTGGGATGCGAAGTCTGATGCTGGCACGAGTCGGGGGACTGTGTTGTACTCTTGTGTGGTGTATCCGCCAAGAGGCTGACCAAGGGACGGTTGAATGACAGACTCACCGACGCTCATGTACCATTCTGGGTCGAACGGAGCGAGGTCGATCATGTCTTCACCTATGAATGCTTGACCATTAATCCTCCCCTTCGCCATGATACGAGGACGGCCATTGCTTGTGACAACCACCAGACGGAGGTAAGCAGGATCGTCTTCGCTGGACAGGAAGAGTGTTCTGTTTGCTGTCGGGATCTTTCTTTGGAGAAGAGGTATTAAGGTGTCGACAATGGTCTTACCTTCTACATCAACACCCTCAACATTCTTCTGGATCTGAATGTTTAAGACATCTCCACGGTTGTTGTTGGTGCGATCGCGTATGGCTCTGCCGATCTTGTCGTAGACAACCCGTGAGAGGTTCCTATCAGCAGATCCAGGGAGGGCTGCTCCTCTGTTCTGTAGAGATTCCATACGGTTGAACATACCGATAAGCTGTCGGGATAGGAAACTATCGCTGATGTTTAAGTCAGCATCAAGTCTCCGTGGGTCTACACCACTCCCCTCAACAACCTGCTGTCTAGGACGGAGTTGATAGGTATCGGAGTGGTGATCGAAGTGGAGAACCATACCCTCAGAGGTCAACCATTCGGAGGCCCTCTTCGCTGCTGTTTCTCTGTCCCAACCGTCCTCCTCAAAGTCCGAACCCAGCCTACTACTTTCATAGATAAGGCGGTTCATTGTGTCCACACTAATGGGGAGGGAGTTGTCTAGACCCTTACTGGATAGAAGAGCCTTAGCAAAGTCCTTAGCGAGAGACTCGTCCACCTTATGCGAACCAACCTCCAAAGCTGCATACTTCTCAGCCTCCTGTCTCCCTTTGTCAAACTGAGCAAGGATCTCTCCGTACTGCTCTGCGGAGACTGCTGTTGGGTCTGTGATGCCCTGCTGGATGAGATAGTCACGGACATTTGTGAGACCAGCACGGGATTCCGTGTCTATGTCTCCGAGGTACGCATCAAACTCTGTCTGATTGGTGCTGAGCATACCTCCAGCCACCATCTCAAACCCACCCTTCCCGTGCTCGGTGAGCCACGATACCCACTTAGATCCTTTATCAGGAACCGTGGAGAAGTTGGCGAGTTCGTATTGTGTCTGTGATGCTCCCATAGCAACCCAGACTTGTTCATCAGGGATCTCTGGGTCCTCACCGACAAAGAGGGAGATAGCAGCTCTTGCTCCCTCCACATCCATAGCCTCCAGGTGCTTCTCTCCTGAGAGCGTGTCGGTGATTGTGGAGTAGGAACTGAGGTTCTTTGTGTTTCGTACAGCATCCATACGGTCTAGGCGTGTGTCTATCACACGAACCACACCGCTGATCTTCTGAGCAATGGCTGAACGAACACCAGAACCAGCATCGAACGAGTGAATACTTGCATTATCAGGGACATCCACCCCCGCAGCAATCTCCCACTGGGCTACCGCAAGATCATTAAGACGCTTACGAATTTCTTCAGGAGACTTCGGAGGGAGTTCACTGATGAGGTCCTCGTACTCCATCTCAAGGATTCGAGCGGTAGCAACAGCGTGCTCATCAGCAACCCTGTTGTATGTCGCGTTAAGGATCTGCTGAGCATCCTCATTGTCTAAGGCATCCACCTGTTCGGATAAGGTGTCGAGATCCTGTATCGCATCTGAGATGGGCATCGAAGAGGATGCCACACCGAGAGCAATGTTGTTTGCTGATGTAGATACGATGGACACAGTTTCCTGATATGGAGTGGTTCTGCGTCCGTTGGCTACAGAGAGTTCCTCCGATGCTGTGGCTAGGTCTGTCTGTCCGTTACGGATCTGAGCATCGTAGCCTTCACGGATTACCTGAAACTCCTCATTCCTGAGTTGCTCCAGTCTCCTGTCATGCTCCCCTTGGTATCCATTGATGGACTTATTCCTAACAAGATTGGTTAGGAAGTTGCTCATGTCTGCGTTAGACTCCACCTCACTCACGAGGTCTGGGTCTTCTGATGAGGCTACCTCAAGGAAGTTATCGAGGATGATCTTCTGACGCTGAGCGTGTCCCGCTTCAATCAATTCAGGATCATCTAGGTCCAGAGAGTCTGCGAAGCGTGTGAACATGGAGCGTATGGCTCCTTCCCGCAACACAGCCTTCTGTCTTTGTCTTGTTTGGAATGTCCTCTGTATGTCCTCACCTGTGGTGAGTTTAAGGAGTTCGGTCTTAAACGGGTCACTGTCTTCATAAGAAGCAATAGCCGAGTCCAGTGAGTCCGCATAGTCTCCGATAAGAGACTCGTCCTCACTCGCTGCACGCTTCTGTGCAAGAAGATCGTTTAGGACTGCCCTCTTCTGCTCTGCCTCAAGCTTATCCTTGGATGCCTTGTTCTGAGCAACCACCTGTGCGGACACCTGCACAGCACCTTGGAGGATCGCTCCTAGGTTTGCTGTAGATGCTGGTGCGATACGCTGAGGGGAGGCGAGGAAGGACCGAGGGAGTTCTAGATCCCGAGGACCCTGTGAGAGTCGTGATTGAGAGTTTAGTCTGCTCATATACCACCGAACCTTACAGATGCTCCGAGGGAGTTCCAGTCACTTGCGGAACCCCATGAAGCACTTCCACCTAGGTCTAGTCCCTGTCCCAGATTCAGCCCAGTAGAGAACCCAGACAGAGCACCACCGAAGGTGCTCACCAAGGGGTTGTTGTACCGTGCTGCTGTCTGACTATCTACGGAAGCGTTGCCGAAGATTTGTTGTAGTGTTGCGTTGTAGTTACCCACCCCCGCAGTGTTTATCGCAGAGGTGGAGATAGCGGTAGAGGATGCTGCACCTGCTGTACCGCGTGCTGCGGAGGTGGTGCGGAGGGTGCCTTGGAACTCCTGCAGTTCACGAGCAAGTTGGTTCTTACGCTGCTCGGAGGCTATGCGGTTCTGTTCCTTCTGCACCGCTGCTGCACGCTCGTTTGCTTTGTTCTGCTGCTGTGCCTGCACAAGGGAGAGACCGCCTGAGGCAGCACTTACTCCCGCCGCCAGTAGTAGTTCTGGTCCCATGTTTATCCCTTTGCGGAGTTCTGTTTGAGAGGGGCGAAGTTACAAATGAAGTCGAGGTTGGTGATGAGCATCGGGAGAGGGCTGCTGCTCTTGAAGGTGATCTTGGTGTCTCTCCCCTTGCCCTTGATAGAGATGGGGACCTGACCATAATCTGCCTGAGTGAACTGCCCTGTGTAGGAGGAGCCGAGTCTGTTGCTGATGTAGCGTTTGGTCTTGGCTGCTCTCCCCTTAGGTTGCACATCTACCTCGAAGAACGGAGTGTCATCGAAGTGTGTAATCATCCTGAGGACAGACAGCACACCGTCCACCACCTGACCGTTCTGGTCCTTCACATACAGTGGTGAGAGTTGTACTGAGGTCTCGTAGGACTTGCCGCAGAACGCAGGGTAGTCCGACCAGTCACCGATAACGGAGAGGACGGTGGTGCTTCCTGAGTTGTCTACGGTGGGTTCGAGGATGGTGCCTGCTCTGCTCTCCCAACCCCCGCCAAGTACAACCAGGTCCATGTTCTCGTCCTTGAACGGGAGAGTCCATGAGGTTGTCTTTGTGGAGGATGAGTACGAACCAGTGACAGACACCTTGCGATCCATGTGGAGGTGATATGGGACACTTCCTTCTGCATCTGTGTCTGCTGCTGGAGGGGTGATGGGGATACGCTCTAGCCAGTAGTTGTTGTCTTTGGAGTAGAGGATGTAGAGGTAGTTGTCGTAGACACGGAAACTCTCCACCACAGCATCACTATCCAACACCCACCGAGAGAATGCGTTCTGCACCTTCTGCGATACTTCCCAGTGTGAGAAGTTCAGGTAGATGGAGGAGTCATCGGAGGCTGCGGAGAAGACGATGTTGTCTGTCTCGGACACAGCCAAGCGTGATACTGAGGCGGGGAGATACCCATCACAATGCTTGCTTAGGTCTACAGCGAGGTTGGCATCCCGATCAAAGTTGTAGAAGTATTCGTAGAGGGAGGTGAACCTACCACGGTTGCTGGTGAAGTACACCTGGCTCCCCATCACCACAGGCTGTGCATCAGGAGATACAGGGTTGCTGGTGGTGGCGAGGATGTTGGTCTCACCGGGGGTGAATGAGTTAGGAGCCTTCACCTCGTACTGTCTCGCACCGTTGGCGATAACGAGGAGGGTATCATCCACAGGGATCATAAACTCTACCGTGTGTGCACCATCTCCGGGGAGGGTGAGGTCTATCGGGTCTGAGTCTGTGGAGGTCTGCCAGTCGTCTACCCACAGGTTGAAGAGGTCTCCAGCCTGAGAGGTGACGATCTTATTGCGGCTACCAAACCACATACGATCCTGAAACACGGTGATCCAGTCTATCGCACTCCCGATGAAGGAGGGACCGGGGTTGGTCACAGAGTCCCCGCTCTTGCGGGTATTCCATGTCTCGTAGTCAAGGGTAAACTCACCTGCCCCACCGTCCCCTGCTGGATCGTAGGAGAGGCGGACAGGCATGGTGGTTTCGTCTATCTCTGAGTCGTCTAGGTCAGTGGTGACACGCTCATACCAAGGTCCGATGTCATCTGTAGCGATGATCTCCCACACACCTACGGGGTATCCCACATCTGCTGAGGTGAGGTGGATGTAGTGTCCCACTGTTCCTGTAGCAGGTACGGGGAGGGAGGTTGCTGTGGTGAGGTTGGCATAGCCTGCTGCGGTGCCCTTCAGGGCGGTCTCCACCTCTTTGTTCCAGATGAATGTAGCATCCCCCACGGTGATAGCCCGCAGTTTGTCTACAGCAGATCCAGAGCCAGAGGCGAGGTACGCATCTGCGGAGTTGCTGAGGACAACACTTACCTTCGTACCATCCTCACGGAAGATTTGTACACGGTTTGCTGCGGTGCCCTGAGATCCATCGAGGATCAAGCAGAAGCGGTTATCAGCGTCCCTGTCTATCCAGTGGATGTAGGGATCTGTAGCAAGTGAGTCCGCCGGTAACCACTCCAGAGTACCGTCTGTGGTGGAGTCTGCATGCTCTGGTGCGTGGATGTACTCACCACCATATCTCCTCTCCATACCTCTGTTGATAAACTGCACGATGTTGTCGGCGGTCTCGAACTGGGTATAGGAGCGGTTGGTGGGAGGTTGTCTGGACACACCGCCGATGAGGGGTGCGGCGGGGATACGCTGGGTGGGCATAGTTACCTCCGGCGATCTCTACGCCTGCGTGTGCGGATGTATGATGAAGATGAGTTGGCACTGATTCCCCACACCCAATCACTCTCCTGTATGGATTCCCTCCGCATGTTGCCGAGGGCCTTGGCCTCTTTCTCAGCGAGGCGAGCATCTCTGTTGGGGTCGTTCACCTGTGCCTGCTGGTACTCCCGTGCTGCGGAGGCAGCAATGTAGAGTCTCACAGTGAGGGGAAGTTCCTCGAACTCCAGCCATCTGGTGACGAGGAGTTCTACAGAGTCCACGGTGAATACATTGGTGGAGTTGTCTCTATCCCAGAGCTTGTTGTCACGGATTGCAAACTTGGAGTGGTAATCATCCCCATGCCCATCTACACGGATGATGCTGGTGGAGATGGAGATGTATCCGTTGCTGTCTGGGGTGAGGGTCTGGACTTCAGTGTTGAAGGTCCACCCCTCAGCCAGGGTCTCCATGATCTTCTCATCAAGGATGGACTGGGCTAGGTCTGTGTCGTTTACACCGTCACTATCCAGAGTGTTCACTGGAGTTTCGTCTGCTGCACGGAGCATGTGGTTGACGGCTTCCAGTGTGTCGAAGTCTGGACGCATAGGTGCCTCCGCTAGGTAAGGGGAGTTGTTTAGTAGTGGTAAGTAGAAAACCCCCGCTTCACAGTTAAGCAAAGCGAGGGCGGAAGGAGAGTTAGATAATGCTTAGAGGATCTTGACGAGTTCGAGACCTGCGATACCAGCATCAATACGGTTCACGATGGTGAGTCCGTTTGAGTCGGCATCAATCTGGATCTTGGCATCCGTGGTGGTGCCGTTGGCAACAAAGTCTGAGCCAACATCACGGAGGATGGTGATGGTGTCTCCACCACTCACAGTGAACTCAACATAGACATCGGTGCTGCCGGTGACATAACCGATGTAGACACCGTTCATGACATCAGCACCGTCTTCATTGAACTTGAAGGTGAAGGTGCCGTCATCGTCCAAGGCTCCTGTGGAGAATGGACGGAGGGTCTGACGGTTAAACAGATCGTGAGCGTACATGCTCGGATTCGTCGTCGTAGTGACGGGTGAGTTAATAGACATATGTAGTGCTCCTTAGATTACGAGGTGACGAGTTCGACCGCACACTCGGAGACGAAGGAACCACCGCCAGTCCAGTCCATCGCGGAGATGATCTGGTCTTCGGTACGCTGGATGTCTTCGATCTTGAAGCGGGTAGTCATAAGGTCAACATGACCAACACAGTCACTCTGGTAGATAGCACCGACCGTGCTGGAGAAGTCACCAGCAACATCCGGGTCACTTGACCAGTCAGCCTTGAGACCACTCACGCCTGCGTCGTAGGTCGCGTTGATGAGGTTGCTCGGCAGGATCATCACACCCATGTAGTACAGGGGTTGGTCCATGCTGAGGGGGTTGCTGTGGTCGAGCTTGGGACCCGCAATGTCGAGGTTCCCGTAGATACCACCAGCGAGGACATTGGTGGACGACGGCCACACATTCTCAAGCTCACGGAACTCGTAGAAGAGGGCGGTGTCGATGAAGCAGAAGCGGCCTTCCCGCTTAATGTTCATCTGGTCAAACTTCAGGTTCACCGCCTTGATAGCAGTCTGAAGGTTCTTCGCACCAGTCTGGGATGCAGCGAACGAGGCGGTGTACCCAGTGCTGTCGTCCGACCCGTGGTACGAGTTACCACCGTGGCGGAACTCTGCGGGGACATCGCTCCCCTTACGGTAGCGGGCTGACAGACAGATACGCCGCATGACTTCCACTTCCACACGAGCTGCGAGGGAGTAACCCATGCTCTGAGTGAGGGGGAAGCGGGTGTCTACCTGCTCGAATCTACGCTCCAGCTTCTCATCTTCGAGAGCGGTGTAGTAGGGACGATCGTTCAGACCAAACTCACGGACGAACTGCTTGCGGTTAGAGCCAACCTGGAGGTCGCCCTTGTTGAATCGCTTAGTCCCAACGCTACCAGTGGTCACAAACTCTGCGGTCTTGTTACCAGAGGCAAAGTCGGGGGTGCGGTTCTGAACGGTACGGGCGATGAAGAGGCGGCTCTCACGAGCGGTCAGGACTTCATTCACCCACGATGGATGGTTGATGTCGAATGATGCTGGATTCGCCTGACCGTAATCTGCGGTAGGATTCCAGTGATTTGCAACTGCCATGTTGCACTCCTTGTGAAGAGATTTCTGTAGTGGGATCTCCAGTCCGGGTAGAGGTCACGCAGAGTTCACCAAGGAGAGATGTTCTGCATGTTCGTAGAGGGGACATAGACACACAAGACTCATGCTGGGGACGGGTAGCCGTGCCATACTCTGAGGGTGTGCTGGAGGCGGTACGCATGTACCAATAAGAAAACCCCACCCTCCGGTTAGGGAAGGTGGGGCAATGGAGGATCATAAGGGGTGGATGATTTACATCATGCTCCACTTGTCTTTGTCTTGCTGCATACCCATAGCGAGTCGTTGATCCAACTGCTGTCTGTATGCGTCACCCTCAGGTCCCGGCTTGCGGTAGTTGGGGTGAGCCATAGCTTCCTTTGCCTCAGCGGAGCCGGGCACAAGGGGAGTCATGGTTGTAGATGGTTGTGAGTTGTGGTTCATCTGTGGAGGTTCGTTGGTCTGCGGCTGCTGCTGCAACCACCCATTCTCATCTGCCATGTTCTTCAACTTAGCGAGAGCATCGGGCATGAGGACGGGGTTACCGAGGGCAGCATTCAGAGCATCACGCTCATGCGGAGGTAGGGTCTCTGCCGCCTTCTGTGCTGCCTGCTGGTAGGTGTCGTGACTGCCGAAGACATTGGACACCGCTTGGTGTGTCTGCTGCTGGACAATCTGCTGTGCCTGGTTCACTGTAGTCCACAGTTGGTTGCGGACATCGGAGGGGACATCCTTACCGAACACAGACTCAGCGTACTCAGGTTTCATACCACCGTCTTCTGCACGCCATGCGTTGATATCCATGAAGTTCAGATCGGATGTTGTAGTGACCTGCGGCGTCTGCTGAGGAGGTGGCGTAGGTGGTGCCTGCTGCGTCTGCTGCAACTGCTGGACAGTCTGCTTGATCTGCTGAAGTTCATGCTGCGTCTGATCGTACTTGCTCTGCCAGTACTGTGCAGATGGGTCCTGCTGTGTTTGCTGAGGAGGTGT